GAGAAGGGAGCCCCCAGTTCAGGTGAGGCCGCCCTATCCGGGCTAGACCATCCGGTAGTGGCTCTTCTGGTAGAATACAGGTCTCTCCAGAAGATGCTTTCCACTTACATCGAAGGGTGGAAGGAATTCATGGTCGGTCCGGAGCTTTTCCTGGGGACCAAGCTTCATGGGACCGTCACCGGCCGCTATTCCTCCCGACTGCACCAAGTCCCCCGAGACGGGACCATTCGAAATCTGATTGAGGCTCCCCCGGGGTGGACCTTCGTTCAGGGTGACCTGTCTCAAGCAGAATTGAGAGTGGCGGCTATCGCCTCCGGAGATCCGGAGCTCATCCGGTGCTATAACGAAGGGATTGACGTCCACTGGAGAACAACCCTGAATGTCCTCCAGATGGGTGGATCGGAGGAGTACATTCGAATGGCTCGGGAAACCGTAGCCAAGGATTATCCCCTGGAGTATGACGCCCCTCTGGAGCGGATCTGCCATCTCCTGAGCGTCATGGGCCACGACCGAGCCATCGAGATTGATAAACGGTGGAAGGAGAAACGAAAGCAGAGTAAGGGCATCAACTTTGGCTACCTCTATGGAATGGGAGCTTGGAAGTTCGCAGAATATGCGAAATTGAAGTACGACTGGGAAGTCGACCATTATGAAGCCGAGGAGATCCGGAACGCCTTCTTCTCTACGTACTCCTCCCTCTCATCCTGGCATGAGCGTCAGCGTCAGCTGGTGAAGATTGATGGGCTCGTTCGATCCCTAATCGGTCGCAAACGCAGGTTGCCTGGTATCTGGTCCCCTGACAAAGGCGTCCGAGCTGAGTGTGAACGACAGGCAATCAATTCCCCCATTCAAGGATTCATCGGGGACCTGAAGGTCATGGGAATGCTGGACATCTATGACAAGATCCAGGTNCCCTCGTCGGGATCTGCTCTCCGTATCAAAGGGGAGGTNCATGACTCCATCTTGATGTGGGTTAAGGATGAGTANCTGGAGGAGGTTCTTCCTCAGGTTAAGGAGTGTATGGAGCGACCNTCCACTCTGATGAAGTTCGGAGTGGAGCTTCCGGTCCCCATTGTGGCCGACCTCGAAGTTGGAGTGTGGGGAGCCGGCAAGACCTGGAAATCCTAGTATGAGTTGCGGCCTACGGGCCGCATTTCTTATATAATGGGTTTGTAGGAACAGGAGACCCACCATGAAACCGAACCGCAGCCAGTACTTGGAAGTCATTCCAACCCATGTCAAAGGGATTCCCGCTCAGCTTGGAGTCACTCACTTCGTAGATCAACCCGCCGATCCCACCTGTTGGGATAGCGACTGGGACTACTACGGCTACACGGAAGTGGAGATGGACCTCCTGGACCGTAAAGGATACCCCGCCGCTTGGCTGGAGAGGAAGCTCACTGATGATGATCGGGAAGAGCTCGAGAATGAAGCCATCAGCTACCTAAGGAGCCAGTATAATGATTGACCTTTTCAACCAGATCGCCAAATCCAACAGCCCCAGCGATAAGCTGGNGCTTCTTCGGGAGTACCCTTACCAGGAGGAGCTCAAATCGGTTCTGCGNCTAGCGCTGGACCCCTTCATCACNTTCGGAGTCACNGATTTCGATCCAGCTCCCGAGGATGAGTATTCTCCATTGGGACATTTCCAAGTCCTGGAAAAGCTGGCTTCCAGAGAGCTTACTGGCGGGGCCGCCCGGAGGGCTCTGGGGCTATCTGTCAGAGACCTGGATGAGGACTATCACGAGCTGGTTCGCCGAATCGTTCGAAAAGACCTGAGGTGTGGAGTGGGGCCTGCGCTGGCTTTGCAATTCTGCCCCAACCTCATCCGAACTTTCGAGGTGATGAGGGCGATTTCCCTGAATAAGGTCAAGCCCAAACTCGGAAAGTCCTACCTAATTGAGCCGAAATACGACGGACTTCGAGCCGTCGCGGTGATCAAGGGCCAGTCGGTTACCCTGCTCTCTCGCAATGGGCTAGAGTTCACTTCGGTGGATCATTTGAAAGAACCCTTGCTCAAACTAGCTAAAGGCCGCGACCTGTTTTTCGATGGTGAGCTGGTGAATGGGAATTTCAACAACTCATCCTCTGCAATCCGGCGGAAAAATCAAACCAATACTGATACTCGATACTATCTCTTCGATCGGCTGGAAGCGGATGAATGGGGATCGGTCACCCGAGAACAGGGCCATAGAAGCATGCTTCTGGCCAGAGATTTCGACGGCTTTAGTGGGGAGGAGTTGAAATTGGTTCCCACCTACCGGGCCACTCCGGAAGAATTCATGCGGTATTACAACCATTTCCTGGACCAGGGATATGAGGGAGCCATGGTGAAAGACCCCATGGGGCACTACCGGTTCAAGAAACATAGGGATTGGATCAAGATCAAGCCCGCTGAAGACNTGGANCTCAGGGTGGAATCACTTGTCCAGGGNGAGGGGAAGTACGCTGGGATGTTGGGAGCGGCTATTGTCAAGTACAAGGGCAAGCGAGTGAGCGTGGGGTCAGGTTTCTCTGACGAGGAGCGACAACAGTTCTGGGAGAACCCCAACTCCATTAAGGGTAAGATCATCGAGGTGAGGTTCCACGAGGAAACTCCCGATGGATCTCTTCGTCACCCCCGGTTCGTCAGGATCCGAGAAGATAAGACCCAACCGGATAACTAACCCTGGTATAATGAATTTGTAGGGGAAGCCCTCCCCTACAGGTTACAACCACTGGAGATTGAAATGAGCAACGAGGTACTATACAGGGGGGAGGTCACCGGGCTCTCCTACCACCTGTACTCTCAACACATCGATGATTTGGTTCCCGGGACCAAACTGGAACTGACCCCCGTGGAGAATCAATATGACCCCAATGCCGTGGGGGTCTTCTTCCAGGGGGATCAAATCGGATGGGTCCCGAAGTCCAAGAATGGGCCCGTCAGGTCAGCTCTTCAGGAGCTGGGGACCGTCTCCGCCACCGTCCTGAACCATGACAAGACCCAGGGGTTTAACTCCCGTCTGTACATCGGGGCCGCCACCCNCATCCGTCACANCATGAAGACCAATACCGCCACCCAGGAGCCCAAAATGTCCAAACTCAACAACCTNATCGAGACGAACAAGAACTCGGCTTCCTCCGCCGCTTACATGGAAGCCGGCTACATCGCCAACAAGCAGCTGGGCAAGGTCCTGGGCAAGCAGCTGCCGATGATGGTTCGGGGNTACGCCGACACNCCGNTGGGNCANNTGGTNCTGGCCAATCTCGCCCTGCTGGCTATCGATCANTTCCGTCCCGATCAGCGTCAACTGCGCCGGNTGACCCAGGCCATGCAGGTCCAGGCTTACCAGGAGCTCCTGAAGGAGCTGGACATCGACGGTATGATCGATGATCTGCTGGAGAACGGCAGCATCAAGCGGGCNCTGTCCAAGCTNAAGGANTCTGGGGACGAAGAAACCNCCNTGGANTAACCCATCNTCTNCCGTTCACTCAACACAACAGCCCCCNAGGGGGCTTTGGAGNNTCCCATGACNGCTGATACCTTTTCACAGTCCAAAATCAAGGCTTTCCGTCGCTGCCGGAAGATCTATGACTACAAGTACAACCAGGGGCTCACTCGACGCACGGCTCCCGCTACGCTTTCCAGGGGCATCACTCTTCATGAGATGCTGGATGCACCCGTCATGGGAAAGGGCTGGAGGGAGCCTCTGGAGAAATACCGTCAGGAGTACCAAGGACTCTGGAGTGATGAAACTGAGAACTACAGTTCCCCGGAGGATTTGGAGTCCTTATATCTTCGATACCAGAAGCACTGGGCTAATGACGGCCTGAACTACCGGGGCCGTTCTGAAATCGAGATCGAAACCACCCACCGAGGGATCAAATTCAAGGGGATCATCGATAAGCTCCCCGAGGATCAGATGGGGCGAGTGTGGCTCATGGACCACAAGACCCACAAGATCCTGCCCGATGAGGATGCTCGTTTCTCCGACATTCAGACGGTCCTGTATTACTGGGCCCTCCGTGAGGAGGGGGAGAAGGTCGACGGGGTTCTGTGGGACTACGATCCGAA